AAGAATCAATACCTTTTAATCTTATTAAGTTCTCAACAAAGTTACCCATGCGAGATATTGCAAACTTCTCCTCTGCAGGGTCATCGACAGAGAATCCGACACGATAAACCAGGATATCTCCATCGATTAAACCACACGCTTTATCCATTGACTTAGACAAGTTAGAGAGGATTGTCCATACTGGGACCAGTGTACTCTGCGTACTCAGTAACAACTATCCTACCTGCACCAGTACCTACACCAGTGTCACCAGAAAAGGTCCAAGTGTAAGGCTTAACTGTAGCGACTGCTTTAGAATTATTTGCAATTTTAGCATTAATAATTGGAGTGCCGTCTTCAAGCTCTGCCTTGATTGGATAATTTGCTGATTTGACTACTATATAGTTACCTTGCTCTGGATCATGTTTATCGTTCCTAACTTTAACGCCAATCTCTGTTAGTTTTTTTACAGCGTCATCTGATAGATGAGTTAGATTAATCTGATACTTTTTACTCTGAGGGTTAATTATTTCTCTATCATCCCACATGAGTTCTGTCTTTACTACTATAGGTTTTAGATTAGCCATGTATTTCCTTTTAGTGTGTTGCTGCCCAGTTAGTACCTACTTTAAACTCACCATCGAGAGGGCAGCGTAGCCCGAATGCAAGTCCTGCTTCTTGTATTGCCATCACACCGTACCTACCTACAATATCAGCGTGTTCTTCAGTTGTTTCTATTTGCCATTCATCATGGACATTAGCTACAATCGAGCCGTGTATTCTATCACAATTTAGCTTCTGTGTCAATAGTATTAAGGCTTTTTTCATAACTATCGCACCAGCTCCCTGCAACAAAGTATTAAGAGCTGCGTGTTGTGATCTAACAAATAACTTCCTACCATCCAAACCTGGCAGCCATCCTTTATCAGATAACTTGTTAACTTTATCTTTCAGAACTTTTAAGGCTGGTGTATTCGCCAGGAAAGTAGAAATCAACTTCTTACCTTTACGCTCACTACCACCAACTACCTGCCCAATCTTAGCAGGACCGGCTCCATAAAGAAAAGCATAAATGAACCGCTTACTCTGATCTCTATCAGTAAGCCCTGCTGCCTTCATATTAGCTGTGTGGATATCACCACTCAGTATCTCATTGGTGTAGTCATCATCACGCATATAATGTGCAAGCATACGCAACTCAAGACCAGAAGCATCTATACCAACCAGTACATTACCTTCTTCCACTGTCCAGACAGACCTACACTCTTTACCGTAAGGGCTAGAGACGCTCGGCACTTGGGCGAGATTCGGTTTAGAATGGCTCATTCGTCCCGTGATACAACCGTTGGTGTTGACCGAACCGTGTACCCTGTCGGAGTGATCTGCATAGTCAATCCATTTCTCAGCCTGAGTAATCCGTTTTTGAAGAAGTAAGAATTCTTCAAAGAGCCTAGCTTCAGGTCTGTCAATAGTTGAAAGTACTTTCTCATCTACAATCACCGTTCCTTTCTCAGTGTATGTTTTAGGAGTCCAACCAAGAACAACAAGACGCTCTGCTATCTGCTTACGACTCCCTGGATTGAACACTTCTACTTTATCTTTAAGACGTTTACCTGTCTTCTCACTAAACCGAATAGTTACAATAGGTTTGAAAACTCTTTGTAGTTCTTCCTCAATTTCTGATAGTCTTTTCCTCCAGTCTGCCAGAAGTCCAATTGTTTTCTTAACATCAATTTTGAATCCTTTATCTTGCTGTGCTTTGGTGATAACAGCAACTTGATGCTCAAGATCAGAGGACTCACCCCACTCCAATAAATCAGCACTAAGATTCTTGTATAACGCAGCAGTGACCTCAACATCTTGGATACAGTACTCAACCATCTCATCAGACAGACCTCCATCGAAAGCTGTGAAGTCTCCCTTGTGCAATCCTAGCCGTAGTCCCCATGATCTTAGCGAGTGTCCTGACTCGATTACTGGGTTTAGTAGCCGAGACATTATCAACGTATCTTGCAACTGGGCTGAATCTATTTTCAAGTTCCACAGCTTCCTCAACACTGGTGCATCGAATCCGATTATATTCTGACCAATCAAGGTATCTTCTGGTCTTAGATACTTTTGTAATTCGCTGGCTACTGTCCATACTTTAATCTCCTCAGTTGTTATGTTCTTAGTAACAGCACACCATATTCTGGTGGCATCAAGTCCATCTGTTTCTACATCAATAATTATTTTTCTCACAGTGGGTTTTCCTCTTCTTCGTTTAAACGCTGAGTCATTCTACCACAATTCATATCATAAAGCAAGCGTCCAGCAGGACCAACCTGACCAGAGTAACGATTCTTTAGCACACGCACCCTGGTTGAGTTACGCTCAATAGGGTCAGGGTCTTGACTAGAACGCTCTAAACCAATAACAACATCAGACAACTGTGCAATACTTGCAGAGCCTCTGAGTGCTGATATAGACACTTGCGCTCCATCCTCAAAGCCTTTACCGTCAGGGCGTTTTAGGTGGCTGACTAAGAATAAACAGATACCAGTTTCTTGTGTGAGCATTCGTAATTTAGTCATGATTTCATCAATAGCCTTACGCTCATCTACGTTTGCTTGAGCAGAAACAATTATTGACACGTGGTCCAGGCAGACGTAACGACAATTAAGAGCTTTGGCAAAGTAGCGAACATTGTTAATAATAGAATCAATATCGTTAGAGCCAAAATGGTCATAGAAATAAATCCTATCATCTTTAAGCATGACATTATAAGAATCTTCAAGCTCTTGATCTGTAACCTCTGTTTCTGGTAAGTGTATTGGTTTGTTTAAATGTAAAGACATCAGTGATCTTGCAGTTCTATCTACACTTTCTTCAAGAAACATAATACCAATGTTGTCAGTAGTTTGGTTGAAAATAGCGTAGATCAGTTCCTTCAAGAACTGTGATTTACCTAGACCAGAACCTGCAGTGATAGTAACCAACTCAGTGTCTCGAATACCCATAGTTAAGTCATCTAGCTGAGAGAATGGGTAACGAACTTTAGACGCTTCTGGTAGTTTAAGTACTTGATCTTTGAGTGAGGAGCCACTGACAATACCAGCAGGAACGTACTTCTCAGCTCTCCACCAGGTGTCCAGAAATAACTTCTCTTCTCCTCTTGATAGATAATCACAAGCATCTTTGAAACCTTCTTTTGCCTTAAACACTTTAACTTTAGAGCCTAAGACCTGGGTAATAGCATCCACAGCTTTAGCACCTTGCTCATCATTGTCCATAAAGATCACTACATTATCAAATGAGTTCAACCATTTGTAATGAGTTCTGACATCTACTGAGGCACTGGCTGCACCGTTCCTAATGGACAACACTGGGAACTTAGAGCCAAGCATAGCAAACGCACTCAGACAGTCAAATTCGCCTTCGCAAATCGTTACATACCGACCACCACTGTTAAATAAATTCTGTCCGAAAAGATTAGCTTGTTTCCAATCACCTGTTGTGCTGAATTTTTTATCTGTGATCCCACGCTTTTTGTACGCTACTATTTTCCCTTTTTCATTAGTGTACGGAAACCAGTAATGATTAGAGTCAGCTTTAACTCCAAAGTGCTCCATAGTGGCTCTGGTTATGTTCCTTATAGGCACAGGTCGAGATACAGCATCTACATCAGGGTGTATCAGAGGCTTTGGAACCTCGCTTGTTGTGTTTACTAACGTCATGTTTCTCCTTTGGTTTGGTTGATCTTGTTGGTTCCTATGCACAACTTCACAAGCATAGCACTTACTTCCCCAATCATAAGTAGTCAAAGCATCCGAACTATTACAATCAGGACATGGTTGGTGGACTTTTAATTGTATTCCCATTGACAAATCCTTTAAAGTATGCTATAATAACTATTTAGCTTTAATTAGCATTAAATATAAAATCATTAATAATAATCTAATTGAGACTATTTAGACTGTTAGCTTGCTTCTCTTTCATTAACTCACATACAGTAAGTAATATGAAATTAGGATCATAAATAGTCATCAAATCAATATAGTCACTCAAAACCGCATAAAAATGCTGCTCCTCCTCTTGACTAAAGAACTGTTGATCGTCATCACCTTCAAAATAGTATTCATCACTCATTGTCTTTTCCTTAGTCGTTGAAGTAAACATCAGTGACCCCAAGAGAGTCATAATCATTTTCATCTAATCTTTCAAACTCTAAACCTGGTTTGTCATCAGTAACATGACGCAGGTCCATTCTATCCAGCGTGAGTATGTTATCCTCTGGTGACACATTAAAGCAATGATTACACAGCTCTAAATATTCATTACTCTCTATCATTTTTCTGGTTGCCTCAAAATCAGACAATATCTCATCACAGGCTTGACACTTCATTATCCTTCTCCTATTTCAAAATTACGATTCATTAAAGAACTCCAACTTAGCGGGAACAGCTTACCACACTCCTTGTCAATTTGCAAGGAAATTATTTGAGTTTCTTTTTGGGAGTCTTCTTTGTTGCGTAGATTACACACCCTTGAGAACGCATACAGACTTCCAGACCAGAACCACTCAGTCATCATGCTCTGGGGAAGTACAGACCTTGCTTGCTCTTCACAGATATTCATACCCAGCAACTGTTCATAAGCATTAGAGCATAGTTTATGCGTTGAGTCACGCAGCAGGTTAGCCTCACGGTTAAATGGTGACAACCTTCCAGAGCCTTGCTTCTTGTCTTCTGTTGCTTCTCTCCATCCCATAGGAGCCTCCCAGAACTCAGGAGGATCACTGACATACCTCCTAGAGATTTCGTTCCATGACAGACCAACCTGGTGCTTCCCAAGCTGCCTGGCTACAAAGATAGGTGCTTGAATCCTGAACTGTACAAAGCAGTGTGCAAATGGTGACCAGTGTTTGTGCTTAGCCAGGTATCTTATTAAACCAGCGTCAGTAGATTCAACTTCAGTGTGTTGCTTATTGAAGCTGACACGAGCTGCATTCACTACTGTTAAATCTGAACCCATGTAATCAAGCAGGTTAACAACCATGATAAAACTCCTCTGCGTCTTTCATTCCGTTAAAATATTGTTGTATTTCTGATGGCAGCGTTAACTTACACTCTTTACCGTCTTTAATCAACCTAGGATTAGAGTCCTTGTTGTAGAAGGCATCTTCTTGACCACATTCAAAGGGTGTCATCTCATTTTTCATTATTTTCCTCCATTTCTTTAATCCATTTCTCTTCAGTAACCTCAACACCGTCTATGTAGAAATGCTTCTGGTGATTTGTCCACATTAGACTAAACTTAGGTCTACCGTTATCAAACTTTTGATACTCTGCTCTTATTTCTGTTTCAGCCATGAATATATCCTTCTAGTAGTTATAAATAAATGTAATGGTACAAAAAACACAAGATACTCTTCAAGCAGGTTCTTATTGACTACCATTTCACCTCTCCAACAAAAGTACAGTAGTGCCAGGAACCAAGCCATAAAAACAACAACTATGGTTTGATTGATGTATTTAATCATACTCCTCCTATAAAATAATGTTTGTTGCTTCTTTAGACGGAACCTGTCTAACGTACTCTGTTATGTTGTGTTGCTCAGCGTATTTATTAAAACTACGCACCAGAGGATACTTTAAAATAGTCTCACCCTCAAGCATCACAGCACGGTTACAATTTTTATTCATCTGAATGTAATACACGTTGCAGTTATCAGCTATTTTGTATGGTATTTTGTTTGAAAATTCTTCTTCTTTCCTCCACATATATTCCTTCCTCTCGATACAGTTTATTGTCGAGTACGGAAAGTTAGAATCAAACTTCCAAGCACCATTCCTAACTTCAACCTCCCAGGCAATAACAACTTCGTCTTGGTCGTTTAGTGTCAGTACATCAATACCATGCCTATTAGGATTAGAGACATTCTTAAATCCTATTTTATTCCTGTCAAGATAAGACAATAAAGCATTCTTTCCTTGATTATCAGTGACAGAGTGCATCTTATTACTGAATGGTTTGATATTACCTCTCATTGATCTTTTTTTCTCATTATCAAATGTAGTCATCATGTTGTTCTCCATTAGTTAATCTTCATCTAAATCCTCATCATAACGTAAGTCACTGTTCTTATCTCTCCAGTAGTCATCCAGGACTTCTTGAGCCTTCCAGCCTTTATGGTAATCAGCTACCTGCTCTGGTGTCCAGTTAAGCTCTGACAAGTCTCTATCACGCTCTGCCCAGCAGTCTGCAGAGCCTTGGTCGTATGGTGTTTTCTTTTTCATAAATCTATCTCCTTAGTCTATAAAAAACCTAGCTGCTAAATATCCTAACACAAAGAATATAATGTACTCTTGAATTTCAGTAGCCATAAAGCCCCGCTATCAGATAATAACACACCCAGACATAACCTGTAAACCCTATCCAAAGAAATATATCTAACTTGTTCATAAGTATTCATCCTCAGTTGTTGTTATACGTTTAACAACCCTGTACTTAGCTGAGTCCAACTCTTTCTTGTAGCTCTGAGCCTCAGACAAGTCTTCGAAGGACAACACCTCCTCCTCTTCATTGTTTAAACTTCTCGCTAATACTATGTATTCAGTAATCATTTTATTTCTCCTTTGTTGTTAATTAAATTCCCTTACCACAATTGTTATTATACCTACCTCAAGACACAATGCAAGTGTTTTATTCATAAATTAATAGATCATTTTGTTATAAGTGTTATGCCTTTAAAGCATAAGCTAATCAACGTCTTAGACGCATCCCCCAGTTCTTTTTAATCTGCAGGTAACCCCGTTAAGTCAGAGGCTTGTGAGAGGCTTGTGAGAGGCTGTGGAGTGGTCTGTGGAGTCGTTGTGTAGTAGCTGTTAAATAGTGCTATGAGGCTACCACTCGGATACATCCTCCCCTGGTATGACCCTCCCTCCCTGTGGATAACTTGTT